TTAAATTCTATCTTCTCTCCCGCCGATGTTACGTCTACACGTTTAGGTGCTTCTATACCGAGCAGCTTACACCTTGTTGCTATACACCACTGCACACCCTCCAGATAGCGAGGGTCGCCCATATTCACCATTTCTGTTTCGCTTTGTTCTGTGTAGTTATTGCTCTTGCTATCTGCCGATTCTCGTCTTTTCATCGACTTCTGTCGTTTGTCCGTCTTCGACTTCTCCCACCCCTGCCAATATTCGAGCTCGAGCACGTTTATCTTTTCCAGTTCGATTGTCAGATTATACTCTATCATATCGTTGCGTTCGCGGCGAAAGTCCTCGAGCATATTCTTTATATCGGCTCGTACCGTTATGTGCGATACGTACCTGCCTGTCTGTGCCGTACAACGAGCAGCTATATCTCTAAGTGTATAACCCTTGAAATACAGCGGCATTATTATCTGTCTGTCCGTTTCGACTTCGTCTTTTCGTCTTCCTCTTGCCATCTCGCAGTGTGTTAGTTTGTTTGGGTTAAACTTTCTGTTTCTTCCTTTTTCGGATATGGTTTGCTACTCTTAGCAATCATTGAGTTATAACGCCTATCAAGAGCAAACACATATTTTATTTTTGTTTTTCCACTGATTATACGGGCGTTAGGGTCTACGTTCTTTCGTAACCACTCGATAGAACTATTACCATATTTCTTGCCTACACTTCTGCGGTGCGTCAGTCTGCCATTCAGCAATATGCCACATTCGGCTGAGCGTTCATCGATATAATACCAATTGGTTGCCTGATATATTGTGCCTATGTGATTTTGGTTTCTATCGGCAAAGCTCACAACTATTTTAACCGCAGGGGCATCTTGTCTCAGTTGTTTGAGCGACATAGCAAGGGCTTGCGAAGTGTATTCTTGCTTGCCGTTCAGTGCCACTCTGACGAGTTCAACTACTTGCCCCTGCACAAGTCCATATTCATTAGCTATTCTTGGATTAGCTCCATTAGAGTATAATATCACTCCGCACCATTCCCCATTATCGTTGAAAACAGAATAACCAATGCGAATTTGCGGCACTGATTTTGCGTAGTGAAAATTTAAACAGGCATAACGTATTGCCTTCCCCGATGCTTTCTCTATCTTCATATCTCTCCTGCCGATACTGAATAATAAGCCCCATCGTATCTATCGATTATAGATTTCAGTTCTTTCTCGAAACTTTCCATCTGCTTAATCGTTTTAAACGTTATCTTTACAGAAGGTAACGCCTCTTTTTTTTCTTGTGTTAGCTCTGTCGGATACTCGTTGTTTTCTTCATTAAAAAACGAAGTATCAAAATCCCAACTCGCTAACTCGTCCATATCCCACTCTTGGAGCAGGTCGAAGTCCCAATCGCCGCCGTCGTTGTTGGCTACAATACAAGCCTCGCGAAATTCGCTCTCCGAAAACTCCACTTCACGATACCAATACCGAATGTTATTCCATTCGATAAAACCAATAGCAACAGTCTTATCGTGCAATGGCTCATCATATTCCTTTATTATCGTTATCTGTGAGCCGTCAAATATCTTCGACCTCTGATTACCGCCGACATACGCCTTATTGTTGCGACAATACACCACACCCGACAAATCGCCGAACTTCCGCAGGTCGCACTCCAAACGAGACAGCTGCCTGTCGGTAATTTTTCTCGGATTATCTTTGAAAATAAAATCTTTGTTTATTTTATTCATTATCAGTTTATTGATTTAATTCAAAATTACAAATATCCCCGCTTTATTGTTCCTAAATTTATTTAGGATTAACAGCTAATTCGTCTTATTCCTGCATTCTGTGGACGCACCTCCGCATACATTCCCATAATTAACATATCGAGGTAGTCGGGTGAGCGTTGTATTATCTGTTTCATTCGCTCTTTTGATATGATGCGCTTCTTTCCTTTGTCGTTGTCTACGTTGTCCGCCATCAACAGTTGCAACTCCTCCATTATCACCTGCTCCTGCTCTTTGGTGCAGATGATTTGCAGCTTTCGATTGTTGATTACCTCCGCAAGTTTATATGCACATTCATCTTTAAGCGAACTGTACGTACTATCGAACGGTTTGCTTCCGCCGTGAAATGTCTTTATCCCTGTCAGATAACTTTCTAAGTATGCTCCCAACCCGTCGCTATCGGCTACCGTCTGCGACCTACCAACACCGTCGGTCTTCATCAGTTGAGCCAAATCCGTCTCTATCGACTTACCTGTCGCTTTGTCCTTATCTATCTTAACTGTACATTGCAGTCCACGCCACGAGCCTGCGATAAACCTATCGCGTCCCTGCATAGCAAGGTCGGCACTGATAGCCTTGCGTGTACTCGGCGGTGCCGTATTCGTGAATACGTCCGATATTGCGTCGAAGTTACACAATGCCGATGGGTCGTCCTCGTAGTCCCAATTGCCATACAGCAGTCTCTCACGTGTTGCTTTGTCTTTTATACCTTTCAGCGTTTCAATATAATCGGGAGGTAAAAAGGGGTTGTCGTTCGGTAACGCCCGAACAAAACAATACGGTTTCTGTAACTTCCCCTTAGCGAACGGCTTGTATATTTCCTTGTACAGCCAATTCTTTTTGGGGTTACAAGTGATAAGCATCTTCGGACGAAGACCATAACGCACATTATTGTATCGCCCGATACGTGATCTCAGCACTTCGAATGCCAAAAAATGCACCTCACCTGCTTCTTCTATCCACCCCCCTGTGAACTCCTTCGAACCGAAACGCTCATATAGAGGGTCTTTCTTCGGGTAAAACGTGAGGTCAAGGAATATCACCTCGCTGCCGTTGTCGAACCGTATGCTATCGTTCGATATCTTGTAACCGGTAAAACCGTAACTATTGGCCACCAAACGCCAAGTAACCAATACAGACTCCCGACAGTCTTTTATATTGTTACGTCCAATAAACCAACGAGTATCAGGTAAGTAGTAACAACATTGCATTAACCACTCACAGCCGAGCCACGATTTACCGCCGCCGCCGCCACCTCCGTATACGACATATATGTAATCATCATCGCGGAGGTAGTTATACGCTAATCTCTGCTTCTCGTTTATCTGTATATTGTCTGCAAACAACATTGCGCAATTCCTAATTCGTAATTGTTATATCCACCCCTTATATTTCTCGTAGAACTGTTCCCAATACAAGTCCGACGGGTTCGGCAGTGCAATGCCCAAGTCTGCAAGGGCAAACTGCTGTATGCGGTCGAGGTAGTGCGTCATCTCTTTTGTGTCGAGCTTCGTCGTGCTTGCCGACATCTGCACATCTACCCCGAATACCTCCACAGTGCTAACGCCCAAATACCTCGCCTTAAAGTACTCGTGTAGCCTCTCCTTATCTTCGCCTGTCTCGTCTTGTAGGCACTTTAACCACAACCAATAGAGACTGTTTTGGTCTATCGTACGACGTTGCCGTATCTGCTTTATCTCGGCAAAATACGGCTTATCCGTCGGTAGCTTCTCAAGGTACGACATCACCGCTTGTTTGTCTTCCTGTCTCCTTATAGTGAATTTCATCTCTTTCTGACAGTGTTACTCTACCCATATCGGTTCGGGAAAACCTTCGATAGCTTTCTGGGATATGAATACGTGCTGAACCTCTCGATCATGGTCGCCGATAGTACCAGGTTCAGCATTTCGAAATTCTTGTTCCGTTATTTCTCTGGGGATTTCCCAATTCGGCATAGCCGCTTTACCTTGAATGTAGCCAATAGACCTTCCTTTATTGTCTATCAGCCATTGCAAGCAGCGTTCGAGATGGCAAAAGCTCTTATCACAGACAGCAAAAAAGACTGTCGTGTTGTAGCCTCGTCCTTCAGTCAATTCTGGATTTGCCACCGTTTCGAAATACTTTATATTTTTCTTCTCTTCGAGCACTTCTTCCTCGTATTGCTTGCACTTCTTTTCGTCTAAAAACTCCTTGCCGTCGTCGGCGATGTAAACTGTTGTTTCTCTTTTTTCGATTTTCATACTATTCTATTTTTTTAAATTCGTAATTTACTCGGTTATAATTGATAATTGACCGCACGCAGCTCCATTTTCGATTTCACTTTTTGTGGCTACCG